GTCATCCGTAGCTGCACCATTAGCGCCTTCTACGGGAGCCTGCTGGCCTTCTACCGGCTTCGCTTGTGATTGCTTCTGCTCCAGTTCCTTGTAGGACTGAGCCCATGCTGCCGTGTCAATAACACCAGTCTCAGCATTCCAGAACTTCTCCGGGACATGCTCAGGACGAACCGGAGCCTCAGGCGTTACCGCTGCTTGGTTCGCTGCGTCAAACTTTGCAGCCATCGCTGCATCGTGCTCAGGCGTACCGGGCTGCGGAACTGCTGCGGCCTGGTCGGCTGCTGCGTTTGCCTTATCGCTCATCAGTGGTCCATCCGGTGGGCATCGTGGGAATCCAGCTTGTGGCCTTTCTTGACCACAGCCTGTTCAACCGGTTGGGGCTTACTGCCCTTCTGCGGCTTTGCTTCAGGTGCCTTCGTTTCGGCTGTTGCTGCCGGGATAGCGTCTGCCATTACTGTCCTTGTGGGGCTGCTTGCTGCGCGCCCTGCATGTGTTGTTTTGCCAGGCCGCCCATCTGATTGACTGCGTTAGGGCCGAGGGTCTGAAGCATGTTTTGCATCTGAGCCTGCTGCTCTGCGGCTGCAATCTGTTCATCCGTCTTGATGAGGCCATTCATGTCGATACCGAGCGATGCGCCGGTACGCTTGATGAGGTCACCCATGTTGACGTACGTGGGGGCTACTTGAGGACCAAGCTGTTCAAGCGAGGTCATGAATTGCTGGAGCTTCGTGAGGTCGTTACCACGCCCAATGGCTTCAATGCCTGTGGTGATGGCTGGCTTAATGGTCCCTGCTGGCAGCGTGGGGAGTTTCCCCTGGCGCTCCATCTGGAACATCACCCGCTGTACGAGTGGTAGCTGGAACTCCTGGCTGAGTGTCGAGTAGACACCGCCCAGAGAACTCTCCAGCTCATTGGCCATGTAACGAATCTCTTCCGCAGTCACCCGCTCACCGTCCCGCTGGATTGCGGTGTTGAGCAAGAACGCGAATGAAAGCTCCTGAGTGATGGTGTCGCAAGTCTGCTTCGCTACTGCAAAGTCAGCCTGCTTCTGCATCTGGAGGACCGTGACATCTTCGGCATTACCTTCCTTCACCGCTCCTGATTCGCTCTCAGTGAGAACGCGGAGCTTCGTGGTGGAGTTAGGCTTGACCAGGAAGAGAACCTTAGCGGCTGCTGCGGACCCCTGCACGATGGCCTTACGGAGAGCGTTCAGGGACTGAATATCACCCAGATACTCTTCGACAAAGCCACGGCCATAGTCTTCCCCATCCACTGCGATAAACCGCAAAGGAATCCAGGGGGACTTGCCCAGAGGGTACGAGCCACGGGAATCAGGTAGTTCGATACCGTTGGCCTCTTGGCACACTTCCCAGTTCGTGAGAGTGCGCTTGATGCAGGTATAGACCTCAATGATGTCCGCGTTGTCATCGTTGGTCTTGTTCGCCAGAACAGCCGCACGGATATTCTCCGGGAGTTCCATAGGCGATACATTCTCCTTCGTGATAATCTCCAGCACGTTCCCCATAGGGTCCCGCTTGACCACGTAGCGGTCCAGTCGGAATACCTTCATGCCGCCCTCAGGTGCCAGGAAGAAGAGAACATTGCCGGTCACCAGCAGGAGCTTGAGACCTTCGAATGCAGAGGTGCGGATAGTACTCGTTTCGATGGTGCTCATCACTGAGCGTTCCATACTGCTCAATGCATCTTCAACCTGAGCCCGCATTCCCTTCTGGCCTGTGAGCTTCACCAGCATCACGTCATCGACCACTAGGCGAAAGAACGGTGAGTTAGGTGGAAGCAGAGCGAGAAGGAGCTTGGCTGCGAGGTTGTTGACACCACGAGCGCCTAAGGACTGGTACGGGGTGCGGAACTTCGTTGCACTCGTGGAGCCCTCAGGAGGAAGCAAGGTGGGGATGGTCAGCCTAGCGCAGTCACGTCCACGTTCCAGGAACGCGTACCGGTCACCGCTCAGCTTGTCATAGCGTCCCCGGAGACTGCCGTCAGCTTCGCTCATCCTTGCGGAATGGTGAGGCCGTTAGCGGCTGATGCTGCTGGAGCGGGCTGGGTCAGGTCAATACGAAGCGCATTACGCCCAGTCGAAGCTGCCCGTGCGCCACCTACAGTTGAACTGTTGGGGGTGCTATCAGGGTTCGCCATCGGATTGGGGGACTGTGCTGGTGCAACCGTCTGTTGCTTCGGACCACTAGGAGCGGACATGCACATGGGAAGGTAACCTCAGGAGGGGTCGTTAGCCTCTGCATACTTCGCATACAGGACTTCGACTAAGCGGCGCTCTCCGACCTTGATCCAGAGTTCCGCTGGGGAATCTTTAGGGTCGGGGAGGCTAAGGGGGTACAGCTCATCAAGCGCCTTCAGAAGGTCGAAGGTGATGAGGCTGCCAATGCGGGATGAGAGTGAATCTGACATACGCCTATAACATGAGAGTTAATCTGAAAATCGGCGTAGAGCTATAGCCGGGGTATAGGACTGCTAACCCGCCAGAAGCCCTGTGGTAGCGGCTCCCAGCGGCTCAGCTCAGTCTTCTAGAATCCCGTCCAGGATGAACTGCTTGTACAGCTCAATCGAATGGATGGCCTTGTCTAGGTCTTCCAGCCGCTTGGCCTTGTCACCCTTCTTCCGGGTGATGTACTTGATTGCCGTGTGGGCACAGGCGTTGAGGCCGTTGGCCACCGAGTATTCCATCGGCTGAATCTTCAGGCCCTTGTAGTGAGCCCCGCCGATTTGCCGCTGGAGTGCCGCGAGGTCCATCTGGGGAACACCAACAGGAATATCGAAGGCCTCTTCAAATGCTTCCTGAAGAGCCTTGCCGGTCAGAGCAATCGGCTTCCACGCGGGCAACACTGGACCACCACTGGACTCAGAGGCACAGCAGGTCCAGCAGGCTGTCGGAACATCATCCAAGGATTTACTGAGGACATTCCCCTGTACATGGTTCGCACAGGTGTTGCAGTCTCGTTCTTGGCTCAAGCTTGATCCTTGTAGTCGTGGCATTTAGCGGGAGTGGTGAACCACTGGACAATCTCTCGTTCCTGCTTCTTGCACCACACGGCCCCATTGCTGAGGTCAAGCTTCCCGTGGGTGCAGTCCAGACAGGTCCTGCTGTTCTTTACTGCGGTTTCCATAACTTCACTTCGCCCTTCTTAAAATCGTAATCCCCAGCGCGACAGATGCGCGCCAGCCGTGCCTGAAGCAATGCATCCTCTTCAGTCAGCCCCTTCTTCTCGTAGGTGGCCACGATGGATTCCCATGCGCCCTCCACGTCAAAGCCGCTGTCATGCTTGGTCTCGTGGCAGTGCGCCTCCAGAATCGGCTCAGCCTTCTTAGGACCAATGCCAGGGCATCCCTTGTAGCCATCAGTGGTGTCACCGATGAGGGCCTGGTAAAGGTGGAAGTAGTTGGCGTGATGTTCATCAATGAGGCGCGGCTTGGTGTCCTTAGCGGGATTCCAGAGCCATCCTGGAATGGTCTGCATGTCCTTGTCTTCGGACACGATGATTCGCTTGCCGGGGACCAGCGTGGGGTGAGTGGAGAGGATGCCCATGATGTCGTCTGCTTCCATCGTGGGCTTGCGATAGCTGCGATACTTCTCAGCCAGGTAGTCCTTGCAGGCGCTCAGGTAGACCGGACGCTTCGAGTAGTCGCGGTTCGCTTTGTACTCTGGGTAGATGCCGATGCGCCAGCCTTCTTCGGTGGGGCATGAGAGGCAGATGATGAGGTCATCCGCCTTGGTGGTTACCAGGTACTCAGCCATCAATGCATCCAGGCGTGGTGCCGTTTCCTCCCAGTCATCGACCGAGACAGCTTCAATGACTTCACCGTTCTCATCTTCGAACTTGAATGTCTTCTGGGCTGTGGAGGCAATCTTGAATGCAACGATGTCCGCGTCAATCAGCAGCGTGGTATTCAACCAGCGACTCTGCGGTACTTGGTGATGGTCTTCGTGTATGCCTCAACCTCATACGCCTCAGGCTCGTCATACTCGTAGTCAGACCAGTAACTCCCGCTGCGGGATTGCTCGATGGCGTACAGCTTGCCTTCGAACTTCACGATGGTGGTGCAGTACTGGTGCTTGTGGTCGTTGGTCCAGTCACCTTCCTTGACCACCTCAACCTCATCAGCCTCATCCTCAAACAACCGCATGAGCTCTTTCAGGGTGCCCGTGCTCATACTCGCTCTCCCTGGTTGAACTCCATGAACTCGAATGGCACATACAGGTAGAACCCATCGAAGCGCTCACGGAAGCGTTCCCAGCGGCGCATCGAACGATCAAACTGCTGTTGGTCTTCGCAGTGGCTGAGGGTGAACCGCTGGTGCATCACGTCATTCGTGAAGGCCAACGTTTCACCGAACTGGCCATTACCCAGATACCACGCTTGGCAGATGCCAAAGTCGTGATGACGTGCGCGG